TGCAAGATTAAGATCAAACCTGTAAAAATAATTATTAATATGAAATGCGATTGTAAAGTATGTAACTGTGGTTCATCATGTGATTGTACATGTTGTAACTGTTAAATAAAAATCCTATGTATAAAGTTCGTAAAATAAACTTTGGATGGTATAAAAGGCGGTATGGTATTCTTCTAGAAAACCTTCCGCCTTTGAAGCAAAAATTGCTTTTAAATAACCGCCACATGAAATGGTTAGATTCTGATACTCAAGCTTTTGAAGTTATATTTAAAGTAGAGGATATGAATGGCCATGAAAAGAATGTTAATAAAGCTATATGGAATCCTTTTAGAGAAACTTTTACTACTCTTAAGGAAATAGAAAAAGATGCTGATTTAATTAAATGGAATTGCGGAATTTGTAAAGCTCCTATTAAATCAAGAATGGATTCTAAAAAGGTAGAAAATTTTGTTTGCAGCAAATGTACCAAAGCCCATAACTCACGGAACAGAAGTGTTGACGGTAGAATTATAGATACATCTATCAAATTTACTAAACACTGTAAACACCTCCTTAAGAAAGAACAGAGAGAGTTTATGACTTATGCAAAGAAATCATCTAAAGCTTAAAGCTTGCTCTATTGTAATTTTAGGAAATACATTTAATTTACTATAAGGAGATGCATTTAATACAGTTATTCCTAAACCTTTTAAATTACTAAAATCATTAAGTTCTGATTTTAATTCTGAAAACCCAGGCAAGAACTTATCTTTATAAACATGATCAGGTGCAGCCTTTGAAGGATAGCCATCGTGGAAGTGAGTAATTAATTTATTATTCTCCATATGATTACCCATATCAAATCCTAATAAAATTATACGTCTTGCTCCTAAGTGAAAAGCCAGATTAATTGCAGCATATCCACTATTATTACCATGAGCTAGTGTTTGATCATCTAATTCCAAACCATGAGGCTTGCCTTTCTTTAATAAATTAATATCTTCAGTATATTGACTACTAGGTCTAAGTGTAAACTTTAAACCTTTATAATTATCTACTTCATTTTTATGCCAATTATAAAATCTTGTATCTGTCCAAAATAAAACATCAGCATTTGGATAAAAAAGAATTGCTTTATTAATTGCAATAGTTTTTGATCCTTTTAATAAATTAAAATTAAAATCTCTTAAAGATGGCCCACCTCCAATTAAATAAATAGTTTCTCCTTCAAATTTCCTAGGAATACTATTATATGTTATTTTGTTACTAGATGAATTTTGTACCGGTATTACATGCCTAGGGTTGTTTATATGAGTAGGTGGTATAGATACAGGTTTAGTAGGATTATTTATAATTTCCCTACGATGAACATTGCTATTATGCTGTATAGCTCTTGGCTCTTGTATAATCTTTTTAATAGACCTTCTATTCCTTTGCATTGAGTTTGCTATTTTTATATTTATTTCAGTGTAAACAACTCACTATCTTTACCATATAAAAATAAATCAATTCATGCGGAATATACAAAACATTTTACTTACAGAAAAATATCGCCCAAAGGCATTAGAAGATTTAATAACACCTAAAAGAGTAGGTGAGAAATTGAGTAAGGGCGTTTATCAACATTTATTATTACACGGTAGTCCAGGTACAGGTAAGACATCTGCTGCTAAAGTTTTAGTAAAACATTTTAAACATCCATATCTTTATATTAATGCATCAACCGATACTTCTGTTGATGTTGTAAGAAATAGAATAACTGACTTCTGTGCTAATCGTTCTATAATGGATGAGCCAGGAAAACTAAAAGTAATTATATTAGATGAGATTGACGGTGTATCTGATCAATTCTTTAAAGCATTAAGAGCTACTATGGATCAATTTGCAACAAATGCAAGATTCGTGGCAACATGTAATTATATTAATAAAGTACCAGATCCAATTCAATCAAGATTTGAAATGATTGATTTTGATTTTTCTAAAGAAGAAGAAACTGAAATAATGAAAAGTTACATTATGAGGATTCTGAAAATCTGTAAGGATGAAGAAATTGGTATAGACAAACATGCAGCTGTTGAGTTAGTAAAAAGAAAATTTCCTGATTTAAGAAATATGCTTAATCAGTTACAAGGTTTTCAATCACAAGGTAAAGATACAATAACTGTTGATGATATAAAACAATTTAGTTCGGTTTATAGAGATATTTATGATTTAGTTATAGATGGGACAGATCCAGTAAAAAATTATCAATATATGTTATCAAATTATGCAAATAGATCTGATGATGTTTTATCTTCTCTAGGTGCAGAGTTTATAGAATTTGTTCAACAAGAAAGACAATCATACATTCAGTTTATTCCACAAATAATTATAACAGTAGCTAAGTACCAATCACAAAGACAACAAGTAATAGATCCTGCGGTATCAATGCTTGCATGTATTTATGAACTGCAATCAATATTAAATGGAGCATGAGATCACAATTCCTAGAAGCATTAATAAAAAAGTTTCCTAATCATTATCAATTAGGACAAGCTGTTAGTAACTATTATTACTTAAGAAAGAATAAACTAACAAAAGAAGAATGCGAAGAAAAAACATTAAAATCTACTTTCAGTAATAACTAAAATTTGTTATTATTATATTAAATACTAATACAATGAGAAAAACAGGAAGGCATACATTCGTAATAGACGGTAATTATTTTCTTTTTAGAACATTATACGTTTTACCAAGAAAATCCAAAAAAGATGAAATGCTAGGTACTGATGAAGACGCAATCGTTTTTATGAGAAAGCTGGCAACTGACTTTGCATATCAGATTAGATTATTCGAAGGACTTATAGATAAGGTAGTGTGGACTATTGATTCAAGGTCATGGAGAAAGGATTTTTATCCAGATGCAGAATATAAAGGTAATCGTAAACAAGATAGTTCAATTAATTGGAAAAACTTTTCTAAAGTTACAGAAGAATTTACTCAGCTACTTATTAAACAAGGTGTTATCTATTCTAAAATAGATGGCGCAGAAGGAGATGATCTTATGTATGCATGGAATACTGAATCATTAGCAAATGACAAATCAGTTATTATGTTTACTGGTGATAGAGATTTAGTTCAACTGGTAAACAGAAGTAAAACAAACAGTACTCATACAATCTTATTTTCACCGGCTCATAAAAAAATGTATACATATCAAGGTTTTTCTGAATGGCTTACTACCAAAGAAGAAGAAACCTCTAAAGATATATTTGATGTATTAAAATCTTCATCTACACCAGAAGCTCAATCTAAAAAATTATTATCATCAATAATTGCTAAAAAGAAAGTTTCTGTAATAGAAGTAGATCCAGAGGAATTCCGTTTTCGTAAAGTTCTAACTGGTGATTCAGGTGATAATGTTCCACCTGCTTATTGGCATATCTCTACTCCTAAAAATGGAAAATCAAGAAGATATGGTATTAGTGAAGGTAAAGCAACTGCTATTATAAATGAATTCAAACAAAAGCATGGTACATTATCTCATATGTATTTATATGAAGAAGGTTATATTACTGATTTAGCAAATATAACTATTAGACATATGAAAGCTAAACATATGAGCAGAGAACAGATTATAACTAATCTTAAATCCAATGTTAATCTAATGGTACTTAGTTCTCATACTATACCAGAAGGTATTTTGGATGAAATGTTTAAATCAGTAGAATCTAAAATAAACATTAATGAATTAAAATTACCTAATGTATCAACTATGAAAAAAATAGTAGAAGGTACAGAGTATGATGGTGATGATAACTCTGCATTTAAGGCAAGTTTCTTTAAAGGTGATAAAGATGATGATAACAATGATATGTCATTTATTACTAATAAAAAATCCAAAGGAAAGATTTTCTAAAAACTAGAAAACAATTGTATCAATCAGTCGTATAAATAATAAAAGTAATGAAGTTATTTGATTACATAAAGGTCTTGTTTGGTCGAGATCCGCAATGGGAAAAATTAAAAGGATATGATAAATCTAAAAATTCATTTATGACAAATAGATTTATGAGTATTAAATTTCCTATTCAAGCAAATATGTTTAATGCACTGAAGATTGATCCAGTAGGTCAAGCAGAAGCGTGGAGAATGGTTGCATCAAAATTTAATAGAGTACCTGGATTTATTTATACTAAAACTAAGGCACCTAAAAAAGTAAAAGCGTGGGACCCTAATCCTAAAGCATTAGATCTATATTTAAAGATTAATGAAATAGGTGAACGCGATTTTAAAGAAGCAATGAAGCACCACCCATCTGAAATTAAGAATGCAATAAATGTATTAGAAAAACAGATGAGTGATGATGTTAATTGATAATAAATTTGAATTAGAAATACCAACCCATATTGCATTTACTTTATATAAGAATGATTATATTGATAATCTGATTATATCTAGAGTAAAAAAGGAGTGTAAAAATGAATCTAATAAATTAGAAGAGTTTATTGTTTCATTAGATCAATTTGAAAGGGCAATACAAACCTCTGCATTTTTACGTGCACAGCTACAAAAAACAGTAGAACAAGACTTATTGCCTAATCCTAACTTTAAGCCTAATTCCATTTTCTTTTTACAATCTATTATAAAAAGGTTATCAAACCTTGAAAAGATTACATTTAAAATATCAGATGAAAAAGATTTTTCTAGATTAATAAAAATTGAAAGCGGTCATGAAATTGTAAGTTTTCATTTTAATATTATAGAAGGTCTTTTTGATTTAACTAAAATATTAGATAGAGAGCAATTAGATATTTTTAATAAAGGGTTTATAGATGTTGGTATAATAAACAATAAATATTTAGAAAGAAATCCTTATTTTTATATTCACGCAGTTACCTTATTTGACATTCTTGCTGAAATGGATGAATCTCATAAAGTAGATACATTTGAAATTATTACTTCAGTAGATCCTAAAATAGAAGAAGACAATCCAATTTTATTAGTTAAGACTGATTATACACCGTATTAGAACATGAATATATAAACAAATAATGTTTGTATATGAAAAAGATAATAAGTTGGATTAGTGGCCTTTTAAGAGATGAAAAAGGTACACCTTCTTCAAAAAGATTTATAGGAATAACTGCAGGCTTATCCTTATGCGCAGCACTTTTCATTAACCTTTATACTGAACAACCAGTAGAGCCAGCTTTAATAAATGCTGTAGCTGCAATATGCATTGGTGGTTTAGGATTAGCTTCTGCTGATAAAATATGGGCTAAGAAAATTGATAAATCAGAAGATCAACAAATAAACTCATAACATGGCAGTAACAGGATCATCAACAGATGCTAGCGGAGATCAACTATTAGTTAGTCTTAAGACACCTTATGAAAATGTAACCGAAGTATTAGGATTTACTGATGTTATTACAGGTGAGGATACTTCTTGTTTTTATAACAAGGATTATAGATGGGGTATTGATGGTGTAACTTATTCTGATTGGGTTACATTAACAGATGCTAACCTGAAATCTTTAGTATTAAACCCAGCAAATAAATTTTGGATTGAATATAGATATACACAAGTTGGTGATTGTACATTAACTTTTGTTTCAATTGCTTTAGAGATTGTTACTGATGGTGGAGTAATATGTAAAATACCACAAATTGATTGTGGTGGAGTTGACGGTTGTTCAGGCGCATTAAACTTAGCATTTGATTGCTGTGATGGTGGTTGGAATCCATATGACATATCTAGAGCTGGTCAAATGTATACTCAGTTGTCTGCAATGGCATCTAATCTATTCGGTTTTTGTGTTGACTATTACAAAACTAAAGCAGATCAAAGAAGTAGAGATGTTATCTTAAAAGAGTATTCATTATTTGATGTTATAAAAGAAGGTGAAGTTAAGATATTAATTCCTGATAATGAATTACCTACTAGGGATATTGCCTTTAATCCATTAATGATGGATTTTCCTGTTCAATTTGAAATTCATATTGTTAAGTCTGCATTCGAAGCAATCTTTGGAATAGGTTCTAAACCGCAAATGAGAGACTATTTATATTTTAAACAATTTATGAATAGGATGTATGAAGTTGATGCAATAGCAGAAGCTGATGATTTTATGTATACTGGATCTTATTGGAGAGTAAGTTTAGTTACGTACCAACAAAGAACGAATGTTGGTTATGAAGATACTGTATTAGGAGATGCAGCTGAAGCTTCTACTGAAGCCTTAGTTTCAAATGTTGAAGAAAAGTTTAGAGTTGAAAGAGAAAATGAATTTAAAGATGTTAGAAAACCTAATGAGTATAATACTATAGGTAGCCAAGCAAATGATTATGTAAGAAGAGCTTTAAATAAAAAGATGACTATTAAAGAAGAGAATGTTTACAATCAGTGGACAATCATTTCTAAATATCATTATTCACTAGGAACATTAACTAATGCATATAATGCAGATCCATCAATTGCTGTTAAATATCGTTATAAAGGTGGATGGACGAATACTGAAAATAGAGCTTTTACATTCTGGTTTAGGCCTCAATATGTTACAGCAGTACAAAAGAATCTAATGTTCGATGCAATATCTAATAGTGCAACCTATCCTATGCTTCGTTTAAATACAAATGTAAACGTTTTCCCTACTGCACCAGCATCCGATGTAATAAAAGTAGGTGATTGGATTAATGTACGTGGTACTACTTCGTATAATGGTATACAAAGAGTTAAATCAGTTGATACAGCTACTAACACTTTAACTTTAGATACTCCTTATATAGATAGTACAATTACACCAACAGCAAAATTTGCTAAAGAAATAAGCAATACCTTTTTACAATATGATACAGACCAAAATCCTACAACAGTACTAGCAAGCTTTACATTTACTTTAAACTGGTTTATAATTAGTTTAAAGGATTCAGGAGTTAACAATTATTATAAGTATGATTTATCAAAAGCAACCTTAGCTCCAGTAGCATTAAATAAAGGTAAATGGTATGCTGCTACTATTAATTTAAATAATTTAGCTAAACAATTATCATTATTCTTATATAATGCTAAAGATGTAGCAGGATCAATTAATCCAGAAAAGTCCTCTGATCTTACAAGGATTTTTACTGAGACTAAAACAATATCACCGACAGGAATGATTGATGGTTATGCATGGAAATTAATAGGTTGCCAAACTGATTTAACTAACATTAGAATATGGAGCCAACCGATAGAAGAAGGATTACAAGAATTAATTTTAAGTCAATATGTAGTAAAAGATTCTCATTTAGCTTTATTATTAGATAATGCTTCACCAGAATTATTACTACCAACCGTTACTAACCCAAGGTAACTTGGAATATATATTATAAATTTAGTTATATGAAAGAAACATCGAAAGACAAGTTTCGTGATAGTTTAGGAGATCTCTTAAATGATTTACCTGATGAGGTAGAAGGATTAGGAGAAAACCAATTAGACCTTAAACCTGTCAGTAGTGATAGTGGACAAGGTGCTCAATTAGTTAGGGCTAAGAATAAGGCTGAAAAGGTAATGAATAGTCTATTAACTTTTTATTTAAGTGAAGAGATTATTGCAGAGCATGAATATATTAGAGCTAAGGCTCAATTAGATGAATCTGCATTATCTATGTTAATAAGACAGATGCAAAATAGTGAAATAGCAATTACCTTATTAATGGAAACTATACATGAAGGTGATGTTTCACCGAGGATGTTTGAAGTACTTAGTGATTTACAAAGAACTCTTTTGGATATTATTAAAAGTCAAACAATGTATATGGTGGCAATTGAAGAAAATGCTAAAAAGATATCACGTGATGTTGATATTTACCATAATACTGAAAGCTCCTCATCATCCAATAAACAAAGTGGTATTAAATCTCGAGGGACAAAGGATTTAATGAGAGCTTTACAAGATACAATTAACGAAGAAGATATACAAGACGTCGATGGAAATGAAAATGAAGAATAATTATTTGCTAATTCAAGAAATTGAGCAGCAAGAACAAAAAACATCATCAGGTATTATTATACCTAAGGAAAAACATAACCGAAAGGCTAGGGTTATTAATGCCGGTGAAGCTGAGCATTTAAAAGAAGGCGATGTTATTTTAAAAAATATAGGCAATGGTACAATAACAACATTGGATGATATTGAGTACGAGATAATCCACATTAATGAAATTATTGCTATACTAGAGGAAAACGATGGCTAAACCACAAGCAGAATCAGCAGGATTTGAACTAAAGATATCTAAAGGCCAAGAACAATTTTCATGGACTTCAAAGAAAGTGGAACAATTAATGCTAGCTATTGATGAAGGTTATAAGCCTAAGTCCACGCCATTCTATGAAGGTAATCCTAATCTAAGAAAAGGAAACATTGTATTTAATTATACACCAGATGAATTAAGAGAAATCAAAAGGTGCGCAAAAGATATTGTATACTTTGCTAATACCTATTGTACTGTAATGACAGATCATGGTTTACAGACAATTAATCTAAGACCTTACCAAGAAGAAATGCTAAGGCAATTTCAAGCAGAGCGATTTAATGTTTGTCTTGCAAGTAGGCAAGTTGGTAAAACTATATGTTCATCTATTTTTATTGCATGGTATTCAGTATTTAACTTTGATAAAAATTCGCTAATACTTTCAAATAAGGGTGCTACAACAAGAGAAATTATTGATAAAGGTAAAACTATATTAGAACATTTACCCTTCTTTATAAAGCCCGGTACTCTTAAATGGGATGTGTTTAACTCCAAGTTTGATAATGGTTGTAGGATCATAGGTCAAACTACAACTAAGAAAGCAGCAATTGGTTTTACTATTCATTTATTATTTATGGATGAGTTTGCCCATATACCTGCAAATTTTGTAGATACTTTTTATGAAAATGTATATCCTACAGTTTCAGCATCAACTAATTCTAAAGTAATAATTACCAGTACACCTAATGGCTTTAATAAATTTTATGATATTTATACTGCCGCTGATAAAGGGTTAAGTGAGTATACACCATTCCGAGTTGATTGGTGGGATGTTCCAGGTAGGGATGATAAATGGGCACAACAAGAAATTGCTAATTTAGGTAGTGATGAAGCTTTTAACAGACAATACGGAAATCAATTTATAGCAGGCTCTTCTTTATTATTAGGGGCCGCTAGTTTAAAAAAGCTTACTGAAAATCAAATAGAATTTGAACATAAAGAAATACCAGAATTTGATGATGCTGAAATTGATTACTCTGGTTTATTATGGAAGCCAGGTTTTAATTTAGATGAAATTGAAGAAGATTATAATTATTGGGTATTCTCTGTAGATATTGCAGAAGGTGTAGGTGGTGATTATTCTGTTATTAATATCTTTCAAGTAAAAATGCTAGATTTTAAAGATTGGAATGGTGTAACAACACCAGGAAGTTTTGTTGACTTTTTTGGAATAAGCCAAGTAGGTAGATTTAGAAGTAATTCTCATACTATTGAAGAATTTGCAAAATCATTGTATATTTTATCATTTGATTTATTTTTCTCAGAAAATGTAAAACTAATTATAGAATGGAATATGTTTGGTGGTGAATTAATAAAAAGGATGGAAACAGTATTTCCTCAAAGAAATGAATTTGATGAAGAATCAATCGTTAAATTTAAACACAGAGTAGATGCTAAGATAAAACAATTTGGCCTTAAGGTAAAGAAAGACAATAAACCAATTTTTTGTCAAAATTTTAAAAAATACATTTCGCAAAATAAAATTCAAATATTTGATAAAGAAACTGTAAAAGAATCTTCTACATTTGGAAAGCTACCTAACGGTTCATATGCAGGGCAATTAGGTAATGATGATTTAATTATGACTTGTATAAACAGTTCAGAGTTCTTCACTACCTTAGATTTCTCTGATTTTGTTGAGGAGATTTATGATGTAATAGATCCAAGCATACAAATTAAAATTGAAGAAATTTTAGAAAAAGATTCAAAGGGTGGGAATCTGAATTTTGATATCTATGACTTAGTATAAAAAGTAGATACTTGGTAGATATATAAAAAAACTAATAAACAAAAAAAATATAATACAAGATGGCACTAGATCCAAAAATCGCTTCTCTTAAAGCTGCAGGTACATATCGTTTCGAATTTGACAAAAGTCAAGTAGTAAGTATTCCTGCAAATCAAACACGACTTATAGTCGGTTTCTCTAGGACAGGCCCGTTTAATACTCCTGTCTTTATTCCAGATACAGCTTTCTTTAAGCAAGTATATGGTGATATTGATAGAACCTTAGAAAGAAAAGATTCTTTTTTCCACAGAAGCTGCTTGACAGCATTGGAAAGAGGACCAATTCTTGCACTAAATTTACTTACATTAACTTCAACTGATTTAGTATATGCTAATAGGTTTGCAACATCGGCTACGCCAGATGTTCAACGTAACTTAGGATATCCTTCTGGAGCAGACGGTTATGAATTCAGTAAGTTTTATAATACAGACAAATTCTGGTATCCAGATACTGATTCATTCTTAACTAATATGGGCGCTAACACTAGCGTATTAGGTTCAGATAAAGTAAATGATTTCTTTGATATTGTTAATTTAGGACAAAATCCTATATCTGTAATTGCAAAAAAATCTGCACCTGGAAATGTTTTACCTTACCAAGTAACAGTTGAAGAATGGTATGGTTCTGCTAATGTACCAGGCTTTTTGGATAAAGATAGTTTAATATCTGACTTCTTTGTTGACGTCTTTGTGATAGACGGTAACTTTGGTGGTAAATTTGCAGATGTTGAACCTTATAAAAGATTTGAATCAGATCCAACATTCCAACAATATTTTAGTGCAACAGAAGGATTAAAAAGAAGAGTATTAGATAACGATGCTACTGATACAAAAATTGCACAATTTTTTAATGAACCGGAAGTAAACTTAGTTGCAACTTATACTGCATGTTTAATTCCTGATTTTGTAGATCTATTAGGTAATAACCTTTTCGTTGAAAAAGTTATTAATGCTGATACTGCATCGACTGGTTTATTCTGTACTGTAAATGAAGATTTATTTAGTGGAGATATACTTATTGATGGTGTTGCTGGTGGAATTGATCTAATAGGACATAATCTTGAATATACTCAAACTGCAAGTTCTCAAACTGATATTAATATGTTATCATATAGTGGAACAATCGTTTCTGATTTAGCTTATGCTAGAACGGTAGAAGCTGGAACTGTAGCGGCTGTTACGACTAGTACTATGACAACATCAATAATATCTGGTGGAACTGACGTACAAATAGTAGCAACAAATTCAAATGCTGCTAAAGATGCAATATTTACTGCAATGAAAACTATGACAGCAAATACTGCTACAACAGTAGGATCATTTATACAAGGAACAGTAGGGGCTACAACATTTTGGGTTCCAGTTACTTTAGTTACAGCAGCTGCCGCAGGTGGTACTGTTACAAGTATACAAGTTTCAGCAGTTGGAGGTATAACGCCAGCAATAATGTTAAAAGCAACATATACATTTGTAAATGAATCTGCAATTGACTTTATAGCTGATGAATTTCCATTAGCAAACGCAACAGCCGGTATTATAGGTGGTTACGGTTCTGCTCCATTAGCTGCATTTTCTATAGGAACATTAACCGATGGAGATGAAGCAGTTTACAATGTAGGTGGAGTTCAACAAACATCATTCTTAAGATTTGTTTCTACAACGTATGGTTTTATTCCAAGTGCTGTTCCAACAGGAACTCCTGCAGGAACGCCTTATGCAATATCTGATTCAGCTTATTTTCCATCTGCTGTAAGAATAATACCTTACCAAGATGCTGATTTTACAACTTTACAAGATCATGCTAATTTTACTTTAGATGGTGCAGGATTATTCCTAACATCTAAGGCAGTTGCAGTAGCAGCAAATACTTTAAACGTACAAACATTAAAAGGATCAAATAATTTAACAATAGCTATTTTAGGTGATTCTAATAAAGAAACTGCTATCTTACCTAATCAAGTTGTAATAGATTCAACAAACCCTCAAATTGCAAAAGTAATCGTAGGAAATTACTTAGTACATTCTGAAGGTAGTTCAACGGCGCCATCAAGATTAACAAGAATTAATTCTGTAAGAACAGCAACTCCTGCTGAATTTCCATTATCAATTCCTGCAGCTGGATCTGGTGTATTAGTAACAACTCAATCAGAGATTGATATTAATACTGTAAACTCTATATTATACGTGGAACTATATAGACCAATTGACAGATGGATAGATTTTTTAAATATCTTTGAATTACCTGGATATGCATATCCATTAACTAAATTACCAAATGGTACTAATTCAAGACAAAATGAAATATTAAGTCCAATTCTGTTAGGTACACAATTAGCTAACGCCTTAACTGATAGAGAAACTATTAACTTCCGTTATTTAGTAGATACATTCGGAAATGGTATAGAAGCAAATTGTAAATCTATATTTACTAAATTATGTGGAGCAAGGAAAAATGCATTTGCAATTGTTAATGCACCATCAGCAAAAGATTTTAGAACTAATACAAATCCAGTGTTTACAACAATAACTGGCCAACTATCTTCTAAGTTTATTGCAGAAGGTGGAGATCTTAGTAAAAACCCAACGATTAGATATTCGTTACCATCAGCAACAAGCGATGGTTCTTATGGTGGATATTATTATCCATTTGTAACAGTTAGAGATTTAGGTAAGAATATAAACGTACCTCCTGCTGCAAACGTATCTAATAATTTTATACTTAAATATGAAAACGCATTACCTTGGTCAATCGTGGCTGGTGTAAGACGTGGAGTTATTGGTGGAAATGGGGTTGTAGGTTTAGAAATAAATCTTGATACAACAGATCGTAACTTTTTGGAACCATTCGGATTAAATCCAATTGTATTCCAAAGTGGAACAGGACCAACTATATTTGCAAATAAAACTGCTCAACAGGTTCCAAAATCTGCTTTAAGTTCTATTAACGTTAGAGAGGTTGTAATTTATATCCAAGATGGTATAGATGCAATTCTTAAAAACTACTTATTTGAATTTAATACAGCTCAAACAAGATTAGAGATAAAAACATTAGCTGATAATTTCTTATCAACTGTTCAAAATGATGATGGAGTTTTTGATTATAGAAATATAATGGATGAAACTAATAATACACCAGAAGTTATTGATCAGAATGTAGGTATCCTAGATACATATATTGAACCAGTAAGAGGAATGGAAATTCTTGTACAAAGAACAACTATTCTAAGAACCGGTGCAATTAGTACAGGAAACTTCCAATAAGAGGTTAGTTAAGACGAATATATAAAAAAACAAAATAAATTATGCCGTTACCACATTATACCCAGTCAAGGGCCAGTAGCCAAAGGTACGAACCTATACAGGCGAACCTTTTTGAGGTAACTGTATTTTCACCATTAGGGGATGATACAGGACTTATCTTAGAGCAAGTAAACTCAATTGGAGGTTTAAATAACTTAAACCCATCGATTGATCCAGTAGGTCAAAAATATAAATTTGCCGATAGGTCATACGCAGGTATGCCAGGTCAAACTTTTGTTGATCTAGCTCTTAACTTCAGTCTTAACTTGAATGAAGCTAATGAAAACTATATCTATAATACATTCCGTAATTGGAGTAATATAATCTATGATCCATTAACTGGTGAAATGGGATTAAAGAAAGATTACGTAGGTAGTATGATAATTGTTCAATATAATAGAGCAGGAGATATTTTCAGAAAGATTACATTTAAAGATGTATTCCCAATTTTGCAAATGGATTTTGTGGATGAACTAAACTATACTACTCCAGACGCAGTTGATTTAACAATGACTTATCGTTGTGATCATTGGGTTGAAGAGAACGTAGGATCGTAATATAAATTAATTTAATATAAACTGGGATTGTTTTTATAGCTATCCCAGTTTTTTTACCTTCGCCTTAATATATAATATAAATTATATAATATAGAAACATGATTATCTATAAATTACAACAAGAAAAAACAAACAAAGTTTATATAGGTTATTCAGTAAATGATAACCCTAATAACTTTGGTACAGGAAAATACATTAAACGAGCAGTAAAGGATTTTGGAACTAGAGCATTTAAGCGAGAAGTTATGGAAGTCTTTAAAGCTGATGAATCGTTAAGTGATGTTTTAAAAAGAGTAGAGCATTGGATTAATAAATTTAAATCTGATAATCCTAAATATGGTTTTAATGAAACTGTACAGGAGCTTATTCCACAAAGAAAAAGATTAACTAAAAAATTGCAAGTATTATTAACTCCTAGTGATGAAGATAGTCTTAATGCAATTATTATACAAAAATCAATGGAAAATAGAATTAAACCTGTTGCCATTTCAAGATATGTTAGACAGTTAATAGTAGAGCATATAGTTGAAGAAACAACCACAGAGAAAAAATTAATAAAAAACAATTAAATAATGTCAGAGCACGAAGAAAATATTAAGAAGGAATTTGCAGCAGCTGAAGGTATACCAGTAGAAGCTACAGAAACTCCTAGAGATGTAGTTACAGGTTTAGGAAAGGTTGATGTTGCTAGACAAATGAATAAAGTTACTAATGATGATCCTGAAGTTCAGAGATTAAATGCAATGGTAGGTTATACTCGTTTGGATCTTAACAGCTTTCCGTCAAAAGGTAAATTTTATAGAGAAGATTTTGAAATTCATATTAGACCTGCAAAGGTTGCTGAGGTTAGAACCTTTTCTACAATTGATGAAAATAACCTAAAGGAAGTAGACGAAGGTTTAAATAACATTGTAGTATCATGTTCTAAAGTAACGTATGGTACGCAAAGAGGATCTTATAAGGATATTCTTGAAGAAGATAGAATTTATTTAATACTATCAATTAGAGAGTTAACCTTTAAAACTGGTGAGCAAACATTAATGATGCCAATAAGTAGAAAATCATGTAAGACTTCTAGTTGTAATTCTCAAGAATCTGTAGAATTAAGAACAGATAATTTACAGTTTAATTCTGTTGTAGAAAGATTTGAAAAATACTATGATGAAGCTGATAAATGTTATTCGGTTGCAACAAAAAATTATGGTATTATTAAAATGGCTCCACCGACAATAGGTGTAATGAGGGCGATAACTGATTATATCAGAGATAGAGAAGAGAAAAACCAAAGCTGGGATAAATCTACTCTAGCTATCTTACCTTATCTACAGAGAGAATGGAGAGGTTGGAATGAAAAAGATATATTCTCTAAGATTACATCTTTTCAAGGATGGGATGCTACAAAATATACAATTGTCTACAGATTAGCTGAAGATATGAAAGTCGGTGTTAAACCGGAGATGGTATTTCCATGTAAAAGCTGCGGTGAGGGGGTCACCGTTCCGCTAACGTTTCCCGGCGGTATCAAGGCTTTGTTCCTTATTCCAGATATCTCTACTGAACTTCTTTAAAGTTAGAGTATTATTATTAGAAAAGTTGCATCTCCAACCTTCAGAGTTGGATTTGCTTCCTTTCTATGAATATGAGTACACATTAGAAATCTATAATGACTTGTTGAAAGAGCGCAATAAGCAAGAGCAACAAAATACTAAAGACACCAACGATAAATACAATATGGATGGGATGGCTAGTAAATTTAAAACCCCTACAATGCCAAAAATCTCCATGCCTAAATTTTAAAAATAAAATCTAAATGGCTGTTGTAACTTTAAAAGACTTAATGGATCCTTTAACTAAGATCCAGGCTGCGACAGAATCTACCGCAGAATCATTAGACGCATTAACTGTAGCTGTTGCATCTACTGGCCAATCATCTGGTGGTGCAGTACAAACACAAATTCTAAAAGAATTAAAAATACAAACCGCGTTAATGAAAAAAGACTCTGGTGGTGGTCTTGCTGGTTTATTAGGCGGTAGTGGCGGTAAGGGTTCAAAAGGAATGGTTGATGGTGGTAATGCATTTAAAATGTTAGGTGCTGGTACTGTCGATATGGCTAAAGGTTTATTAATCTTTATGCTAGTTCCTGTAAAGACTATTAAGAAGTATAATGACTTTGTTAAAACTCAAATAGAGTTATGGTCTAAATCAGATCCAAAGAAAATGAATGCAGGTGCTAACGCTATGATGACTATAGGTGATTCAATTCTGAAATTCTCTAAAGCCTTAGCTCTATCTGCTCTTTTATTAATACCAGCTGCAATAGGTCTTCCATTATTATACATAGCTACTGCTTTAGTAGTTCCTCTATTCCTTTTACTAGGTATGGGTGAAAAACAAATAGCCAAAGGTTCAAAAGCATTGGATACGATAGGTGATGGTTTAAAATCATTTGCAGTAGGCTTAGCTTTATTTGCATTAACTACATTCTTTATTTTAATGGCACCTGCTATATTAGTAGGAATGGTTGCTTCATTAGTTTTAATAGGTGGTGCTGTTGCTTTATTAGGATTATTTGATAAACAGATATCAAACGGTTCTATTGCTTTAGCAATGATGGGAATAGGATTAGTTATATTTGGTTTAGGTTATGCTCTATTTGCATTCGCTGTTGCTAAGACAGCACCAACACCTGAAGCTATTGCGTTACAAGCAGGAGTCTTAGTAGGTATTGGTATAGTAACTGCTATTTTAGGTTCTGCATTTAGTTTAATTATTCAAGGTGCAGCTTCATTAGCTTCTATGGGTTTAGGTTTATTAGTATTTGGAATAGGTTATATACCATTTGCACAGGCAACTAAAGATACTACATTAGAAGATATTGGTATACAGTCTGCATTATTAACAGCAATGGGATTATTGTTTGCTGCTGCCGGTTTTGGTGCAGTAGCTATTATACCAGGTGCAGCTGCATTTGCCGCTATAGGTGTTGCACTATTGGCACTTGCCCCAGGATTAACAGCAATTAAAAAGGTTGACTTTACTGAAGATGATGCTCTTAAATTAACTACTACATTAGCTGGTGTAAAAGCAGCATTTATAGGACCGCCTAGTGGAGGTGGTGTTGGTGGATTCTTTAGTTCTATTGGTGGAGCTTTAACTGGAGCAGTTGATTCTGTTAAAATGATAGCAGCAGCCGCAGGATTTGGTGCAGCAGGATTATCATTAATAGTATTATCAAAAGGTTTAAAAGCATATCAAAAATTAGGTTGGACTTCTGATGAAAGTTTACAATTAGCAACAGTATTATCAGGAATCAGTACAGCATTTGCGCAAGCAGGTGGTGAAGCTGCAACACCAACAGGTATATTTGGTTCAGTATTTGGAAATGCATTTAGTCCTAATGCCACTAAAAAAGGTATTAGTTCTGTAATGGATGCAGGTAAAGCATTAACTAATATAGCAGGAGGTTTAACTGAATTTCAAAAATTAGTAGATAGTAAAGTAGACTTTGTCGTATTAGGAGATGCTATAGCTAAAACAGTTGGATTTATACAAAGAGCATTTGCTGCCGTTGCTGAAGAAGGTAATGTTGATGCAGGTGGATTCTTTGGATCTTTATTTGGAATTAAAAAGAATAAGGTAGCTGAAGGTTTAGCTTCGGTGCAAGGCGCAGGCTCGGCTTTAAAGGATATTGCAATTGGTTTAACTGAATTTCAAAAATTAGTTGACTCTGAAGTAGATTTTGATGTAGTTGGTGCTGCTATATCTAAATCAATTGGTTTTGTACAAGAAGCGTTTTCAGCTATTGCAACAGAAGGTAATGTAGAAGCTGGTGGTTTCTTTGGATCTTTGTTTGGAATTAAAAAGAATAAAGTACAAGAAGGTATACAATCAGTCCAAGGTGCAGGCGATGAATTAAGTAAAATAGCAGGAGGTTTAAGTACCTTTGCAGGTATTGAAAATCCAAAAGCAGTTGCTGGAAAGATTAAAGCCGTAATAGGTATGGTAGGTAACGCATTTGCTGCTGTTGGTGGAATGGAACAAAAAGATTCTGGTTTCTTTGGTTTAATTAGCTGGGATGAAAATTTAGTTGAAAAAGGTATTGATGCCGTTGATGGTGCAGGTGCTGCATTAACAGATATAGCCGGTGGACTTAAAGCATTTTCACAAGATGGATTAAAACCTGAAAAGGTTTCAAAATCAATTGGAAGATTATTAACTTCTATTGGAACTTCGTTTGCAACGTTATATGCATCAAATCCATTTATCTCTACGCAGTTAAGTGACTTTAAATCATTCATAGTAACATTAGGAGATGTAGCAGAAAAAGGATTATTAGATAAGGCGGCAGATGGTATTACTAAAATTGCAGATGCAATTAATAAAATAGATATTGAAAAGACAGTTGCCTTTGGTGATTTATTTAAATCTGGTTCCGAGTTACCTAGAAGAAGAGATGGTTATGTAGCTTTAGCAAGAGCAGTTGAAGAAATTAGAGATATAATGGCTGAATCTCCTAACACTGGAGGTGGCCTTAAAGGAGCAATAGGTCGAGGAATAGATTCATTAACAGGTAATACTTCAAAATCACCATCTAGTGATTCTGGTAGTGCTGACTTTAAAAAATTAAATACTACATTAATAGCATTGAATTCTACACTGAAACAATTACCTGTAAGTATAACTACTGGTATTTCAAACTTAGATACTGGACAAAACGGTTCTGTATATTCTTAATCACTAAATAAATAAACATGAATACTAAATACACCGCTACCTTTAAAATGGATAAAGGAGATATTACATTCCGTCTTTATGATGAAACTCCAATAAACACTGGAAATTTTATTGCTAAAGCAGAGGATGGTAAATATAATGGCCAAAGTTTTGATAGAGTTATACCAGGCTTCATGGTACAGCTAGGCCCAAAGAATAAAGAAGGTGATCTCCCTAATGGTGATTATCCATACTTATATGATGAATTAGAAATGCCTAGAAGAAAAAAGAATAATAACTTTCATGCTTATGGTGTTTTAAGTGCTGCTAATACTGGATCACCGCATACTGCAATGGGTGCATTCTTTATTTGTTTAAGCCGAAGAGGAACTCAACATTTAGACCCAGGTCATACAACATTTGGTCATGTCATTGATGGAATGGAATTAATTGAGCAGATTGCAGAAGGCGATACTGTTAATAATATAATTATTTCACTTACTTAACAATTTCTTAAAACTAACTTTAACTTTAGCTATATAAATTATATAACAGTTAAGGTAAAAAAGTATAGTATGAAGAAAAATATAGTTTGGTTTGATTTAGAAACCACAGGAATAAGTACATCATCAGATCGTATCATAGAGATATGCATGATTAAAACCGATTTTGACGGTAATGAGATTGAGACTTATAATCAATTAGTAAACCCAGGTAATGTAGAGATGAGAGCCGAAGCTGAAGAAAAGCATGGCATATCTTTAGAGATGTTAAAGGATAAACCTACCTTTGAAATGATAGCATCTGAAATAAACGATTTTATTGGTGATTGCGACTTAGGAGGGTATAATGCCTTATTCTTTGATGTACCATTCTTATGTGAGGAATTTATGAGATGTGGTATAGCATTTAATCATAGAGGTCGAGCAGTAATGGATCCTTTCCTTATTTATAGCAATTATGAAAAGAGAGATTTAACTAGTACTTACAAAAAGTATACTGGTAAAGATTTAGAAGGTGCGCATAGAGCTGAGGCTGATGTTAGAGCTACAATGGAAATATTTCAAAAACAAAGAGAAGTATACCAAATGGCTGATACTGCAGAAGAAATAGATAAGGAAGTAAATACTCGTAGAGCTGATCAGGTTGATTTAGGTGGTAAATTAAAATTTGCTGATGTAGACGGTAAAAGAACTATTGTATTTAATTTTGGTAAACATAAAGGAAAACCTTTTAGAGAAATATTTGAAAACGATTTTAACTATCTTACATGGATAATTGAAAAAGGCGAATTTTCTAAAGAGCTTAAGATTATATTAACTAAATTAATTGCTAAGTTTAAAGCTGAAGAAAATAAAAATATAGAAATGCCATATTAATCTTTCAGAAATAGAAAAGATTTGTTATTATTATAATATACTAAACATAAAGATAAGATGAATAGATTAGAAAATTCGAGTTTGGCTGAGAACCTTACTTTTCATAACCATGATTTTAAAGCAGCAATGGAAGATATAGAAAAAGTATGTGGCCCAGTAATGTACACAGATCCAGATGTTGATGAAAAGACTCAAAATGAATGGGAGATGATGACAGAGGATGGAACTCCATTTACTATCTACGACTATAAAGAATATCGTGAATATGATAAAACTGAAAAGATTAGATGGCATATAGCATCAGGTAATAGATTTGGTTCAAAGAAAGGTTATGAGGAATTAAAAAGAGGATTTCATTTACATCCAAAAATTGAGTATAATATATAAAGATTATAATTACGTTCTTTGATTTATTGGGGGTGACCGGTTTTTGACAATTAGATTGAGATAAAAACTACAGTACTGGGTGATGACCTACATCAATCTTAGCCGACAACGCTGAGTTAGCAATGGCTGCCTAAGTAGGTAAGCAGTGCTCATCATATTATTAGTATGCTTGTAAATAATCGAGATGTAAAAGGAAGCAAGATGTGGTTTAGTAATGTACCCGTTAAACATTACAACCAATAGAGCCTTTATGATTTTGTGGCCATGGAACATCAAAATCTGATTTTGGAAGTTTAAAGAAACTTATCCTAAGCTGTAAGAAATGTTTTTAAGGATACTTATTGGACGTGGGTTCGAATCCCACCACCTCCACAATGCGAAAGTAGCTCAGTCGGTAGAGCATCAGTTTACCAAGCTGAGGGTCGCGGGTTCGAATCCCGTCTTTCGCTCAATATTATTAAAAAGGGGGATTAGCTCAGCTGGCTAGAGCGCCTGCCTTGCACGCAGGAGGTCAACGGTTCGACTCCGTTATTCTCCACA